ATGTGGCCGTAGCATATGCCTCAGAGGCAAACGAAATAACCGCCGCTACAAACTCAGCGCCCAAAGTGATCATGTACATAGGTAAGTTAATTAAGAAGTTGTAGATATCATCGACCATAGCACTAAATGTAGTAACTGCGAAGTTATAACATTCAGTAGCGAATGATACAACGGCAGATATAACAGCAGTACCAACTTGTACCGCTATCTCTGGTAATCGCAAAATAATGCCTATTATGAATCCTACGGCCATACCAATATATGTTGGTAGGTTTAACCATAGATTTACATAAGCAATTATTGCCGCTTTCAATGCATTAAATGCGCTAAGGCCTAATGATAAGAACCCATTAATTACAGCCATAATACCGGATATAATGGCACTCCATGCGGAACTTAAAGCAGAACATACGCTATCCCATATTGAACTCAATCCAGAACATACACTATCCCAAACAGATGTTAACGTGGCACAGATAGTATCCCAATTAGTTACTAATAGGTATATCACCGCAATAATCGCCATGATAGCGATTACCCATGGACCACCTATTAATGCACCCGCTGCTTTAAATGCACCCGTTGCCGTTTCTACACCTTTAAATGCCGTGGTAATTGTAGTAATACCTGATGCTAGTTTTGTAGCCGTACCATACAGTAAGGCTAATTTCAATCCATTAGTGACTACGGCGGCAATAGCTTCCTTATTATCCTTCATGAAGGTTACAACAGCTTGCAATACCGGTATTAGTGCCGGTAATATTTGCTGAGCAATCGGTATAAAGGCTTGTGCCAACCCTAATGCAACTTGCGTAGCTTCCGCTTTCAAGATGTTCATTTGTAGCCATATTTCATGGAGTGATTTAGGATCTATTCCGACGCCTTTGATTTGTGATGCGGCCGCTTGTGCATCTGCATAGTTCTCAAATACTTTAGTAAGCTCCATGCCTTTTGCACCTAGCGTTTCAAGCATGAATTCTTGTCCCCGGCCTTGTGCTACCGCATTTTGGTAACCTTTAGCCATTGCATCCAACTGTTGATTCATAGGCAATAACTTGCCATTGGCATCGGTTAAGGATACACCAAATTGACTGAGATATCCTTGCAAAGCTTCAGCACTTTTACCGCCACCAGCCAAAGTCTTATCCATTTTAGCGAAAGACTTTGCGGCCGCTTCTACATCAACACCACTTAATGTCATAATCTTCTTAAATTGTGCCGTTTCAGCGGTTGTCATATGTAATTTATTAGACAATTGATAAAGTGCTTCGCCAGCATTTACTACATTATCTATAATGGCACCAATACCAAACCCACCGGCGGCAACCATAGCGAAACTTGCAAGCTTTCCTGTAATACCACTTACCGCAGCACTAGCACCTTGCGCAGCTGATGCAGCACCTGCTAAAGGACTTGCACCACCCATTTTACTGATTGCATTTTGATGCGCCGTCTGACTTGCGATATTAGACCGTAACCGGGCTTGCCGTTGTAACATAGAATTCAGCTTTTGCTCAGCTGCAATTGCTGCGTTCCTATCGCTAACATTACCAGTCTTTTGCGATATAGCTTGTAGTTTTCTATATTGCGCCTGTTGATCTTTGATTACATTAGATAATTTATTGAGTTCCTGAGATGCTTTTGATACGGAGGAAGATAACCCGCCATCGAGTTTACCTTTAATGGCAATCGCCATTTCTAAGACTTTATTGGCCATTATTTTCTCCCTTTCATTGTTTTATTCTCGCGCTCGATACTATCACTAATGAGCCGAACGTGGACTATGAACTCATCCACGTCTAGCTCTCTAATGAAGTAGTCCATCGGTGTGCTAGTGTATTTACTACACGTAATTGCACACTCAGTAAAATACCGTTCTAGGTCTGTTATTTTTCGGAATTGAGCAAAAAATTCTGTACCTCTAAGCACACTCTAGTGAAATCGGCAGCCGGGAGACTATAAATATCATCCACTTTACATCCGCATACAGCAGCTGCTACATGTGCTTGATACGTCATGGATAATGCCGGAACTGTAATAGTTTTATCTTCACCCTTAGCGGACTTTTCGCATTTAATTAATGTGTACCCGCTGATGCCTTCAAATTGTAAGGAATGACCAGCTTTTACTAATTCAATACCTGTTTGTTCATGTGTTTCGTTCATAGTGTTATGTTTACTCATTAGTGATCGTCCTTTCTACAGACTAAATACCGAGTGCAGCACGAACATCGCCAAGGAAGTCGGTGCCATCAGAAATAGAATCTTTATAGGCGTATTTATCGATTTCACGAACTACCTTGCCATCTTGTTCGAGTTTCAAGTATGTAGTTTCGATTGTGTTCGTTGCATCGATAGTATTGCCAGATTCATATGTGCCATTTTCTTTAGATTTAGCACGGCCACGAATAACAGCACGTGTAGGCACGATTACATATTTATCTTTGCCACTATCCCAACATTGGATAGCACCACGTACTTCTAAGCGTACGCCACGACCACCTGTAAGGCGGTGTGTAGTTTCTGTTGGAGTGTTCCAAGTAAGTTTTGTTTCCATAGAGGAGTAGTGTCCAATAACTGGCGCTTCTACTTCACCTGCAATGCCCACACCTTTTACAGTTTGAGTCATTACAGATTCACTAGGTAATTCCACTTTGGCAACACCTAAACAGTTGTCAGAGCCTTCTTCGTATACACGGAAGTCATTAAGTACTTCCGGCACTTGATTGATAGATGCCATGATTAATTACCCCTTTCTATACTGTTTGAAATAGCGTTTTGAAATAAGAAACATCGTATTCAGAAATGCTTTCAATTTCTTGCGCTGGAATTGGAGGTGTACGGTATTTATGGAAGCGAATAATACCATTCAACAAATCTGTTGTAGGGTTTTCTGCTTCTTTGAATTCAATACGACCGCCCAAGATAAAGCCACGAGAAGTAAGACCGTTAAGACGGATTGTTTCACTATCAAGAATTGTCTTGATATTACGAGGCAAGATAGGCATATCCACTTTTTGCCAATAGGTTAAGATGAATGTTTGGTCATCCCAATCATTGAACCGGCGTACACAAATGAATGTATCCTTAACATCAGTTGTGCCAGGATATGCACCTGTATAGTTACCCCAAGATACCCAACCATTGATATTAACGGCCGTCATAATACCTTGAGAGTTCAATAAGTTTGCTTGCGAATGCGTAAGCATTACTTCCTTACCATTAGCTAAGCACAAGCCTGTGATATTCATAGACTTATTGGAAGGGGATAACGTAGGAATATCACTATTGGATGCATCACATTTGCCAATAATGCCCATGATGTGCGTAGACATATGGAACATATAATCGCCATTGCGAACCATCGGCCAACATACGACTTCAGATTCACCTGTATAGCTATTACCTTTCTTCCATTCGTAAGCATCTGTGTATTTAACAACTTGTGTAGTATCGATATCTACCAAAGTAGTCGCACCAAACAAGTTATTAATAACACGAGATTTTGCTTTCATCACGGAAGCGACTGTAGGATGTTGAGAGAATCCAGGTGCAGCAATAAGACCAGGCACAATACCGAAATGATGATAGATTGTATCAATCAATTCAAAGCCTGTTGCTTTTTCATTACTATCTACACCGCCGATTACGTTTTTATAATCGAAGTTTTCTACATCGAGTTCATCGTATGTGAGGTCCAATGTACTTGCGGAATCGAACTTACCACCTTTGATAACAGAGATGATTAATTGATTTTTGTCATCAAATGCCGCCGTGTAATCTGTGTTGGCCACACCTGTTTGACCGCCACTAGATACTTGCAATGTGTTAAGCAATACTGCAGCTTTTACAATGCATTTCTTTTCTGTCAATGTAGCAGTTGTTGTAGTGGATTTCTTATGTTTAGCAGGATCCAATACGTTAACAAATACGATTGGAGCTACTCCATACAATTTGAATTGTGCGTACATTGCTTCACACAATGTGAAATGTGTCCAATCTTCAGAATAGCCAAGTTGTTGAACAGCTTCTTCCCAGCTATAACAGATGATTGGCTTATTAATTACTGCGCTAGGGTCTTCTGTAAGGTGTACAGGTGCAGTACCGAACACAATTGGAAGGCCGGCAGTAGTTTGGACAGGAGCAATTACAGAGGTAGCTTGCTCACTTGTTTTGACGCCATGATAAAAGGCCATTTACTTCACTCCTTTATAATTCTTCAATGCGTTAACATAGAATACATTTAATTGTGTGCCTTGTGTTCTCACATCAATCATTGCTTGGTTGAGTTCGTCCAGAGGCACGAATAAATGCATAAAAATAGGGTCTTCCGCTTCCGGCAGTGGTGCACCGTCGCTAAATACCATGAATTGATTTAACCGGCTACTGCGGAACGAAGGCCCAACATATACAACAGGGTTCATCGTTGTCTCCTATTCAATTACTTTATTATCCGTAAATATCTTGTTAAGATTTCTACGAATAACTGGAATGTACACTTCAAATTCAAGATATCCAACCCATTGAGGGTATGGTTGATCATCAGGAATTGTTGTATTAACGGTATTCTCCTTAATTTCATATTTAAGTGCTACTGGATTATCAGATAGTAACCGCTCACGCACTACCTCTAAGAGGTGATATAGTCCGACATGACCTTTTGTTAAGGCCTCGTCATAAGTAGTTACCAATACAGTAATACCTACCGTCGAACTATCCGCATCACTAACAGAATACGGATGCACTACTACGGCTGGACATAACTTGCGCTTATCTTCATTCTTATCCACCCTTGGTAAGAACCCGCTCCATACTCGAATAGGGTTCGTGGTAACATCACTTGTTTCATTTAGCTTGCGCAACTCATCCATGAGATAGGCGGCAATGCCGTCTGATACATCTAATGGTGTCATTAGTTACCTCCTAACGCACGCTCTAATTCGTGATATAGGCGCTTTTCATACATTTCCATGCCTTCTTTTTGCATGGCATTCATAACAGTTTCATTGCCAAACATTTGCGGTAAGGCTGGTCCATATATCCCTTTTAATGGGTATCGGTCCTTGCCTTGGCGTTTCATGAATATACCAGATGCACTAACAAAGCCATTTGGTACCTTTGTTTCTGTACCTTTTTTAATAGACACAAACACACCTTTTCGTTTAAGCGATTTAATCTTAAAGTACTTTTGAGCGCTAGTATAACCACCTTTGATACGCATTTCTGTGCCATTATTCAATTTATTAATAGATACACCAGACTTTACGACCGATACACCTTTAATGGCGTAGATATTACGTAGTGCTTGCGTACCTGCTTTTCTTGCGGTTGTTGCAGCACGCTTAGATGCGGCTTGGCAGACACGTCGAACTCTATCTTCTTCTAATGTTTCCAGTGCTTTTTCAATTGTTTTCACTGCACTTTTATCAAGTTCTAGCTCAACCATCCGTCAACACCGCCTCTAGCTTCTGCTCTAAGTTCGATAGACACGAGCCCATCTTCTTCCGTTGCACTTTGAACGATGTACACATCATCATCTAATCGGAATACGTTTCCCTGTGATGGAATTTCAGGGATGTCCTTTAATTTGCAATGCACAAATACAGACACCCCGTGTAATCCGTCATTTGATACGTGAGAGCCATTCGACAAGAATGACTCCCTCGCCGTTGGCGATTGGATAATCGCTTTAGCTACTGTGCCATTTAGATTATGCCCTTCGGCGAATTCGTCTTCATTAAGGAATACATCGTCAATATCGCTTTCTAGGTAATCTCTAAATCGCATTATTTTTTCACCGTAACTTCCGCATCAACTTCAGGTAATTCCATTTCTTCTTCTGGTTCATCTGGAACGACTTCCAATGGTTCCGGTACTTCGATAGGATCATCTTCAGCAGATTCAAACTTATCAGATTCAAGCAAGGACAACGCAACCGTTTTCTTTTTGATGTCGACTACTTCGCCTTTGCCATACATCTCGCCTTCATGTGCTAAATAACCCTTTAATACTCTGATTTTCATAAGTAGGTTACCCCCTATTTAGTCTTAATAGTAGCCCAATCGTGCATAGTTTCAGGAATCAATACGCAACGGGAGTATACAGACAATGTTAATTCTTGTGTAGCCTTATTAGCATAGTAGTAAGGTACATAAATGCCTGCATATGTTGTGAATTGATTGTCATCGTTGAGCAATGTTACTGCTGCATGTTGTTGACGGCCACGGCCAGGAACACCTAATACTGCTGCATCATCACCAATAAAGGATTTTACTTTACCTTCATCATCTTGATATGTTTCAAGGTATGCGTACACATCAATGTTCAAAGACATGATACGGCCAACATATCGAACTTGTGGAGACAAGTATTCAGGAGCAAAACTGAACATAGACATGTTTTCGCGATTAGGAATTGCTAACATTTTGTTGATGGATGCATTATCAAGAATGTATTTTTCAACGTTTTTACCAACGACTAACACAGTTGGAACGATACCTGCGTTTTCTTGAATTTTTTCGGACGCCATTTTCAAGTCGCCATAAATGTCAGCACCCGCTTGGTCCCAAGTAGTAGTAGGTGTAATGTCTTGTTCAAATTCGAAATCAATTTCATCAACTTGAACTGTTTCACCATCGTCAGCATAGCCTTCGATTTTGCATTTACCAGTAGTAAGCAAATCGGCTGCCATTTTATTTTTACGATTAATAATTGTGCCTTGTAAGTAAGACAAATCTTCAGCTTGCATTTGTGCGGCACGTTGTGCAGGTGTCATTGTAGACACAATGTTTTCAGCAAATGCACGTTGATCAAGTTGTTCTGGGTCAATAACTGTACGAGGGCCCATCATAGGTGCTTCGTATAAAGCAATTTTAGATCCTGCACGTTTAACATTAACGCCAGATGCACCACGAGATACGAAAGGTGCTAATGTGCGACCACGTTTACGAGTTTCTACTGCGATTTTTTTAGAAGTTGCAACTGCTGGAACTTGTGGGAAGAAAGTATCAAGCAAGAAACTTGCCGGAGTTTTCATTCGTTCCACAGCTTGCATCAAGGAAAATGTATCTTTGAAATCAATTGCCATTATATAGTTCCCCCTATTTAATGCTAGTTAAGAATAAGTGAGCGTCCTTGAAGTCCGCTTCATGATCATTAATTTTGTAAGCTTGGTCAACTACCAATACTTCACGATTAAAGCGACCGGAAATGTATACAGTTAATACATTGTGGTCAGTAGTTGCAGTAGTATCAGATACTACGATACCCGCAGGCTTACCACTTGCGATTTTTTGGAATGTACCAGAGTTGTTTTCAAGAACTTGGCCACGTTTATAATCACCGGCTACTACTTTTACATTTTGAGTTAATACAGGTACACCGCCACCACCTAATAGGTAATCAGCTGCGACACCATTTACTTGTTCGAAATATGCCATTATTTACCGCCTTTCTTAGCATTCGCAAATGCTACGACTTCATCAATTGCACTAGCTTTTGCTACTGCATCATTGGTTTCTGGTGTAGATGCACCTTGAGGGGCCACTTTATCCGCACCAGATTCCATTTGATCAATAACTAATTGTCGAATTTGGTCAACTACTTTGTTATCACTTGCAGGAATATCAGATACGGCAGAGATGAAAGGTGTTACTTCATCTACTGTTTTACCTTCTTTAACAGCTACATCAACTAAACGATTGATGACTTCATTATCACCTTTTAACGTATTTAATGCTTCAACGCGTTCGCGTTCTGCTGTTACTGCTGCGTTTTCTGCAGGTTCATTTGTAGAAATACCGAGCAAACCTTTTAAGCTTGCCATGAATTGGTTTTCAGTCATAGGTTTCTCCTTACTTGTTAAAAATTGTTTGATTTTGGCTTCATTTTTGGCCGAGTATTTGCAAGATACTTTGTTTACGATAACCATTCCGTTATTCATAACAGCTTTGTCCGTAATCGCCGTATCTACTTCATCAATCAGGCCGTAGGACTTCGCCTCGTCCGCCGTGAGCCACGTTTCATCATCCATAAGTGTATTTACCTGTTCAGATGTCAAAACGTCGCTACGGCTCAAATAAACGTTTGCGATTGTCTGTTTAACACTTGCTAAATAGTTTGCCATTTTAGTTAAGCCGTCCGCATCATAGCTATCACCTAGATATACGGATGGATTGTGAATCATATACAAAGCATTGCTTGGCATAATTACCTTATCCGCAGCACATGCAATAATTGTAGCTGCGCTTGCGCACAATCCATCAATATGTGCTGTTACATTACCTGTGTAAGTTTTAATCATATTGTGAATCGCTTGAGCTGCGAACACGTCACCACCGCCAGAGTTGATGCGCATTGTTAAGTCATTACCATTACAACTAGCCAAATCACTAGCAAATTCACGAGGTGTAATTTCATCACCCCACCAAGAGGTATCAGAAATATCACCATACAAAATCAATTCAGATTGACCGGTACCATCTTGATTTACAAAATTCTTAACAGACCAAAATTTATTCATCCTCTTCACCTCCTTTCGTTGTAGATTTAGAGCCAACGGAAGGATTTACCGCATCAGCTAGCCCCATGCCATATTTCTCCATAAGTTGTTTCTCAAATGCAAGTTGAGCAATATTTTCTTCAAGGTCTGTTCCTGTCATTTCGGCAGCTTCGCGTTCACGAGTGGAAACTCCATTCTCAACTCGAAGTGTACTACCATTCATATCCTTAACAGGGTCAAGGATTGACATAGTAGGCCCAAACCAATCAGCATTGCACCATGCTTTTCGAATTAATGGATCATCAAAGAAACCAGGCGCTTCAATTCGGCCGTTCGCTACTGCTTCCATTAACCATACCTCATAGATTGGTTGGCAGAAGTCACGAGCGAACCACTTGCGACGTAGTTTATATTCTTCCCAAGCCTGTAACATTGCTGCACGGCTTGCAGAATACGAAGAGTTAAAGTTCTTCATCAATACTTCGTAAGGCTGGTTAAGTGCAGCACCTACTTGTTTGATGAGTTGGGTACTAAATACTTCAAAAGTAGACTGAGCATTGGAAGCATCAACACTTTTTACATCCACACCTTTAGGTAAGGCATTTAATGTGCCAGGTCCTAAATTGTATTCTGATACATCGACTACTGGTTCCGTTGGATCATCAACACCATTGTCGGCCAACATATCATTTAATGAACCAGAGTTAGTCACGGCTTCCGTAAAGAATAGTGCAAAGTACGATTTAATAATGGCCGATGTAAGTTCTGCATTTGTGTATCGATACACTTGCTTTAGCGTTTCAATAACTGGAGCTAAATAAGGCACCCCTCTGTACTGCTCTGGTCTAGTATCATTACTAATTTGCAGTACATTCGGAATACTTGTACGTTTGCCATATGCTTCAACCCTTGCCCATGTAGTTAATACACTTGTAATTGGTTCGCCAGGTACTTGATTGGATACCCAGTAGGCTACAATAGCGCCATCAGTATCAATTTCTATACCATTCAATATGCGGTTCCCATTATTTGGGTTAAGCGCTTCAACACCAGATGGGTCACCTGTAACATATGTGGAATCAGTAAGCGGATTACTTACACGATTACCTTCAATTAATTGAAGGCGCAACGTATACGGCATATCTGGTGTAGTTGGCTTACGTCTGAATACGGCGAAACTATCACCATCTGTAAGATATCCTTGATATGCGATGCTTTGCATATCGTATAAATTATTTTTGCGATAAATATCACAGTCTTTTGATTCAGCCCACAAGTCAAACTCAGCGCGAACCTTACGAGCCCATGCTCTAGCTTCCTCTGCACTGATTCCCAAGATTTGAAACTTAGGTCTAGGGAACACATTGAGGCCTGCACCAACTGTATGAGTCGTACTCGTGTTAATTGCAGCTGTTCCGACTGGTGTATTGATGGCTAAATCTGCAGATCTATCACGCAAAGTTGATAGATTTGCACCAATATCAGCCTTATAACCCAGTTTTCTAGGGTTATATCCCTTCAATGACTTGTTATTATGAGAGGCCCCGCCCTCACTATATCCGCTATTTTTAGCCCTCGGAGTGCCTATTTTAGCGTTAAATTTCTTGTTTTTTCTCGCCATTTCAGTCTCCTAATCCCTAAAAACTACCCGTTTTGACCGGTTCCCACGCCCATTATCTGTATCCATACCTGGTAATTTAGCGCCTCTTGCCACTAAATCATCAATCATTTTCCTTACTTCTGCTAAATTTGCCCTTGTAAGAGTCCGATTTCCGATTGTATAGCTTTGGCCGGTCAATATTGCTTCCTCAGCTTTGACGTACCACTCTAACCGGACGTCAATGAGCCTTGGCTTACTTGAATAACTAGTTGCCATACATCCTCCTAAATATCTGCTACTTTACTAGCCCTACGAACACGTTTCCGTATTGGTTTCTTTCGTGGAGTAGTTACTGTTGTAGTGGAATGGCCTCCACCTTTAACTACTTCCGCTAATCTATCCCAATCAGGATGGATTGAATTCATACATGCTAGGTTATATACACGTAAATCCAAAGGTTCATTACGAACCCCTGCAGTTGGTTCCCATATTTCATGGATAACGCCCTTACGTTTTACTTTCTTCTTGTGTTCCGAGATAATCCCTTTAAAATACAGTTCGTCATATCCTCTAGTTCCTAGGAATTCTTCATCCAATGGGAAATGAAAGTACTTCGCACCAGGCTCTTCGATAGCCAATCGGTTCATTACCTGTTGTTTCCCATCATCTACACCTAGCATGACAAGCGGAATCTTGCTTCCCGATGCTTTACCAATCTTATAATTCAAAGGTATACCAGGTGTTCCGGCCGTACCTTTGATGGCAAATCGTTGCTTACTGAAGTTCTTTTCACAATATTCATAGACTTTTGATGTGTAGTGACCACCGGAGTCAATGAAAGCACGAGCTACTTTAAGGCCTGTACCATTCTTAAAGCGGTACACCTTATCAAGTACCGCATCAAGTGCATCCCATGTTGCTTTATTGTCAGGTTCCCCAAGGATAACGCCCTTACATATCCCCCAACATTCTTCGCCGTACCCCCAACCGGTGATTTCATACTCTAACCGATTATCTTGTGTATCTACGGCTCCAGTTAGCAGTAATACACCGTCCGGGAGGTCTGCACCATATTTCTCACGGCGCCTAATGAATTGTTGATAGTCTTCAAATGCACCTTGCTGTGCGTATGATTCACCAAATCGTGTATTCATGACTACCTTCTCACGCGTTGGGTCGCCTTTAGCCTCTAACCATTCCCTCATGATGTCATTCCAGGTTAGCCACGGAGATGTGAATCCATTTACAAAAAAACTGCGTATGCCATTATGCAACGCAGCCGGGTTTTTCGATATGTACTTTTGAGGAACTTTCCGCATTTCATCTTCAGAGAATGTAGATCCGCAATCTGGGCACCGCCATTTTACATCACTCACTACAACAATCTTCCGACCTTTGGCGTCCTTATGTTCCTCTGTCTCACATTCCATTTCAGTATGTCGTATCAAATGGTACTCACCACAATTAGGGCACTCATGTTGCCATTCTTCTTGAGTTCCTGTTTGATACTCTACATCGATTCGTGAGCTACCTTCATTAGTTGGCGTGGAGAATAGCCCCATAACTCTATTCCAGAATGTTGTCATACGTTTGGCAGCAAGGTCTACTGGGTCACCTTCTGTACCGGCACTATCTGGGAATCGGTCTACTTCGTCCGCAAGTAGCACACGCACAGGACGTGATGCCAATCCTGCCGGACTGTTCGCCCCACACATAATAAGACGACCACCAGGGAATAACTTAGATAAGATTGTGTTCTTACCATCTCTTGTTTTGGCACCGTCTTCAGATTTCGTTTCATAGAATACCTGTGATAGTACTTTTGTATCACGGATCATTGGAGAAATACGAGATTTTGAATAATCTTGAGCCAATTCGATAGTCGGTTGAATCATCATCACCGCACATGGATCAAGATGAGCGTATCGCCCTAGGACATTATTCATGATATCTGATTTTCCCACTTGACTGGCGCTCTTAACCACTACACGATTGATACCAGGTTGCGTGAAAGCATCCATAATATCCTTTTGATATGGCGCTCTACTCGTTTTCCAACGCCCTGGTTCAGCAGAAAGGCCTTGTGATAGCATGCGATAATCGTCAGCCCATTGGCTAACACTGGTTTTTGGTAGTGGTTTTAGACCCATTTTAGAGACGTATTGCCACAATTCTTTTGCCGTTTTCATGCTATCACCTCCTTTTTTGCATTAAAAAAGCGCCTAATTTGGCGCTTTATCGTCGTCTAAATCATCGCTATCCATGAATAATGACGGCGTATATTCACTTAATTCTGATAATTTGTCCTCGATTTCTTGAGTTAACAGGTTATATGCTTCCTCTTTTGTTACATTCTGTAATTGTGGAGCCAGTTTTGTTGGCAATCCTAATAATTGTGTACGCAAATTCACAAGCATTTCTGTCATAACCTGTTCTACAGTATCTGCTGAGTACACTTCGCCGTTCATTTTGGCTAGCTTCAACTCAGCAATCTTGCGTTTCGCACGTTCATTCTTGGCCTTTTCAACCTCGAATATCGCATCATCGGAACTGCTTTCCTCTTCAGCAGAAGATTGGCCCTTATATTTGACATAATTGATAACGGATTTGATAACCAGAATTTGGTTCTTTTCATC